AACAAGGGGGATTGTACCCATCACATATTATGTGTGATTATAAACCCAATCCAGAGTCAAAATGATAAGCTTCAGAGAACTAACAGAAAATAGAGATGTTCACGATTTGTTCCTCTCCGAAAATAAAGCTGGTAAAAATCTTCACCTAGAACATCTAGAAGATGAAATCATCAACAATGGTGTGCCAGGTGGTAGAGCAGCGATTAACTTCCTACGTTCTCTTAGAGATATGTTAGCAGGAAATGCTCGTTCTAGTATCAATATGACAGTTAAATGGGATGGGGCGCCGGCGATCTTTGCTGGTATTGATCCATCTGATGGTAAATTCTTTGTTGCAAAGAAGTCAGTATTCAACGTCAACCCTAAACTGTATAAGACAGAAAAGGAGATTGATGATGACCTTAAAGGAGCACTTGTCCAAAAATTCAAAGTCGCACTCTCAGAGTTCTCAAAACTCGGAATCAAATCCGTTATTCAAGGCGACCTTATGTTCACAGATGATGTGGAGACCCAAACCATTGAAGGTACTAAGTACTACACTTTCCAGCCTAATACAATTGTCTATGCTGTGCCTGTTGATAGCACTCTTGGTAAAGTTATAGGGAAAGCAAAAGTTGGTATCGTATGGCACACAACATATTCTGGAGATACACTAGAGGGTATGTCTGCATCATTTGGTGTGGATATATCTGGTCTTACAAAATCATCAAGTATATGGATGGATGATGCAACATATAAAGATGCATCTGGTACTGCAACATTTAATGCAGAAGAAACTAAGGTTGTGACTGGTTTACTATCACAAACTGGTACAGTATTCCAAAAGATAAACTCGCCCATGTTAACTAAGTTCCTTAAATTACAGGATAGTATGACAGGTGCGATTGTTGGAGCTCAATTGAAGACGTATAACAATAGTAAAGTTCGTGCTGGTGCAAAGATTACAAATCCTAAATCTCATGCAAAAGGTTATGAGAAGTGGGTTGAAGATTCAATACAGAAACAGATTGACAAAGCAAAGAGTGCAAAAGGTAAAGAGAAATACACTAACATACAGAAAGAATATGTAAGAGAAGTTAAGAAACACACTAACAACTTAACTTATATTATTACGTTTCAAAATCTATTAGTTGATGCAAAATCACAAATTGTAAATAAACTAAATAGTGTTAAAGGTTTGACAGATACGTTCATTAAAACCTCAAATGGATTTAAAGTAACTAACCCAGAGGGTTATGTTGCTATTGATAGAGTAAGTGGTGGTGCAGTTAAATTGGTGGACAGAATGGAGTTCTCCTTTAATAACTTTACTGCCGTAAAGGCATGGGATAAATGATAACATTTTTAGAACTATACTCTAATGTAAATGAGTTAAAAAAAGTCAATCTTGGACAAAGAAAAAAGATGGCCATTCGTATGAAGAAAATGGCTCAATCCTCTGCGTTCAAAACTAAAGTAGCAAAATCAAAACTAAGAGTTGCATCTCCAGAAAAAATAAAAGTTAAAGCACAGAAGCTTGCAAAGAAAGCAGTCTTGAAAAAGTTTTATCCAAAGTATGATGATATGCCTGTTGCACAAAGAATTAAGATTGACCAAATCGTTTCTGCAAAGTATAGTGGTATGATTAACAAGATTGCAACGAAGTCTGTTAAAATTGTAAAAGCAAAAGAAATTGAAAAAGTCCGAACAGCGAGGGATAATAAAGATGCGTAGTTTTTCTGATATAAATGAAAAAGCTGGTGATACTGCTGTATTTACTTTTGGTAGATTCAATCCACCAACAACTGGCCACGAAAAATTAATTGATGCACTTGCAAAACAACAGTCTGCAAATAGTGGTTCTAAGATGTATGTGTTTCCATCACAGTCACAGAACCCAAAGAAAGACCCATTACCATTTGCACTAAAAGTTGCATACATGAGAAAGATGTTCCCAAAGTATGCAAAGAACATTATTGCAAGTAAAGTTAAAATGGTATTCGATATTGCAGTTTACTTACATAACAAAGGACACAGGTCTATAGTTATGGTTGTTGGTTCTGATAGAGTTACAGAGTTTGAATCTATACTAAACAAATACAATGGTGTTAATGCTAGACATGGATACTATGGTTTCGATAATATAGAAGTTGTATCTGCTGGAGAACGTGATCCAGATGCAGAAGGTGTTTCTGGTATGTCTGCATCAAAGATGAGAAGTTCAGCTTCAGACGGAGATTTTGATACATTTAAGATGGGTGTTCCATCTGGTTTCAAAGATGCACTTAAACTATACAATGATGTTCGTAAGAACATGGGTATTCGTGAAGAACGAGATATGGGAGAGATGACAGATTTTGAATCTCTCAGAGATTTATATCTTACTGGAAAACTCTGGAACATTGGAGATATCGTAGAAGCAAAAGGTGTAAGTGGTAAAGTAATCAATAAGGGTACAAACTATCTTTCATATGTTTCTGAAGATGGTAAAGTGCATAAGACTTGGTTGTATGATATCAATGAGAGAGACTATAAGAAAGAGTATGCAAACTATCAAGGTACACCAGAACAAATTGCAAGACGTTCTTCTAGAAACAAAGCTCGTAGAGTTATGGGAGATAAAGTAATACAAGGTTTAGATGTAGGACATAAAGATAACAATCCTATGAACAATGACCCAAGTAATCTTAAAAACGAAGACCCATCTGATAATCGTAGAGAACCAAGACTTAGAGAAGTCAAACAAGATAAAGATGTTGTTGACAAAAAAGGTAGTCAACCAGCAAAGTATTTTGCAAAAGATGCTGATGGAGATGCAATGTCTAAGTCTACTAAAGACAAAAGAGATGCACACTTCAAGAAGAACAAAACTGGGCCTGCGCCTGGAGATGCAAATGCAGATACCAAACCATCTACTCATACTAAGAAGTTCAAACAGATGTTTGGTGAGAAACTTCCTGCTGGTGCAGACATGGGAGATTATATTGATGATTTCAAAAAGTCTGATGCACCACAGTTCAAAGGTAAGTCAAAAGAAAAAAGAAAAGATATGGCAATCGCTGCATTTAAGTCAAAGAGTGAAGACTTCACACATTATCCAGGCCAAGTAGACTCTAAGAAAGATCAAAAAGATGGTGATTGGGTAAAGGGTGATCCACTAGAACCTATTGAATTTGATGGTAGTGATACAAAGTCTATACTTGACAAAGCAAACAAAGAAGTAGAAAAAGAACGAAAGGTTAAAGTCAAACCTTTTGTGGAGAGTAATATGGAATTTTATCAGTTAGACGAAAAGATTGAAGGTCTTGTAACTAAAGCAGAAAAGTCTGGTATGCCTTATGGTATTCTAAAGAAAGTATACGACAGAGGAATGGCTGCATGGAAGACTGGACACAGACCTGGCACTACTCCACAACAATGGGCATTTGCAAGAGTTAATTCTTTTGTTACTAAATCATCTGGTACTTGGGGTAAGGCAGACAAAGACCTTGCAAAACAAGTGAACTCATCACACCACCCAGAAGAAACTGAAATTGAAGAAAGACGAGACCCAGTATTCAAGGTATCAAAAGGCCCGTATGCTGGAAAGTATGCAGTAAACTTTACTCTTGATCGAAAGAAAAAAACATCAGTCCATGATACTAAAGCAGATGCTATTAAATATGTTCAAGGACTTAGAAAAAATAAAGATGCAAAAGTTGATGATGGTCAAGAACCAAAAAAAAGAACAAAGAAATCTACATTTATGAAAGGTATTTCGCCAGATGCTTTCCAACGATTTATGGATAAACAAAAAGCGGCAGGACTGTTGTCGAAAGAAGAAGTTCTAGGGCCAGAGAGTGTTCAAGAATGGTTTGAGTCAAATATGACAAGAGCATCTTATCAACTAAGACATGGAGATGACTGGTGGTGGAAACTACAAGAAGTCAAGGAATCAATGTTAGAAAAGATGGGTGTATGTTGTGATGATTGTGCAGATGGAGTCCACGAAGCAAAGGGCCCATGTTGGGATAATTACAAACAAGTTGGTATGAAGATGAAAGGTGGAAAAGAAGTTCCTAACTGTGTTCCAGAGTCAATGACACAAGAAGAATTTGATGAGGCACTAAAAAAAGTCAAAGGAACAGACAATCTCTATGAACCTAGAAAGAAATCAAAGTATGCAAGAACAAAGAGTATGATGGATTATATGAAAACAAGAGATAAGAATGATGCAGATAAATCAAAAGGTGATAAAGCAAAAGGTGATTATAGAATGAGAATGTATAACTCTATGGAGAATGCTTGGGGTGAAATGACTGAAAAAGATGATAAGAGTGGAAAAGAACTAAATAATCCTACAAGAGGTGATGTTAAGAAATATAAGGTCTATGTCAAGAATGACAAGGGTAATGTGGTAAAAGTTGAGTTTGGTGATCCAAATATGTCAATTAAACGAGATGACCCACAAGCGAGAAAGAATTTTCGTGCAAGACACAATTGCGATCAGAAAAAAGATAAAACAACAGCAGGATATTGGTCTTGTAAATTTTGGAGTACCAAATCAGTTACAGATTTGATGAAAGGATAAGAACATGAGAATGTCAGAATTATTAAACGAAGTTAGAAGATTTAGTCTTGATGAAGGATTTTCTCCTAGAGAAATCAAAATGGCGATTGGTATTGCATCTGACCCTAGATATGCAAAGGGTAATATGACTGGTGCAGTCAATGCTATTGAGAGAATGAAAAAGGGATTGTCTGACCACCCTCAAGTTGCTGCTGTCCTTAAACGACAAAACGAAAAAGTTGAAACTGATGAAGCAGTATCGCCTGCACAACAAGCTGCAATTGCAATCTCCAAGAAAGAAAAGGGAGAGAAACCTAAAGACGAAAGAGATGAGGGTAATGAATTTGGAATGGCACTCAAGTCTGCAAGAGATAAGGGTGAGAAGACTTTCGTTGTTTCTGGTAAAAAATACAATGTAACTGAAGAAGGTGAAGCTTCTAGAATCGTTGAGCCCTACAGGCCTGAATTTGGTTTAGATGAAGCACCAAAAAAGAAACCAGTATCACAGATGACACCTAAAGAAAAGGAAGCTGATGCAGCTAGACGTAAAGAATACAAAGCATATCAGAAGTCGAAACGTAATGAAGAAGGTGAAGCTTCTAGAATCGTTGAGCCCTACAGGCCTGAATTTGGTTTAGATGAAGCACCAAAAATGACATATGCTCTTGTTGGTACAGATATGAAAATCTATGCAATAGGTGATGAAAAAGAAATGAATCTAAATAGACGTTCTTTAGAGAAAAGGTTAAAAGATGTTTCACCACTTAAAATTGCAAGATTAAAGACTGCACAGAGTATTGGTGATAAAGTAGATAAGTCGCAACTTAAAGAAG